CTCTATATATACAATATATATATATATATAAACTATTAAATTGGGTGCTAGTTTCTTTGTTTTCATTATTCATTTTAAATCTGTAAAACTAGCAAAATTCGATTGGTTGAGTTTTTTTTATACAGAACATATTAATTCCCAAAACTGTATCTTACATATATTTAATTATATATATAAACTTTTTAAATCTTTCTTGCTACTCTCTCACCTGTTCGGTGATTTTCACAATTATTTAGTCTGTCTATGTCGTAATAATATACTATCTAATAAATGAAGTTTATTATTATCTTCTAAATTTATTAAGCCATTCACAGGATTAGCACTTATTTTTCTAGTTCCTAAATGGATATCATTGTTATAGAAATCTACTTTAGAAAGCTTTAGTTTTCTTTTCTGTGCTTTCTTGAGCTTTCTAGCTTCATTCCTGTTTAGCTTTATTTGTGTTTTCATAGTTCCCATTATTCATATATTTTTTATTGTGTCAACACCTAAAAGCAAAAAAAGTATATGTTTTTTTTTAAGAGCTTATATAGTCCTGATTATTTAATTGATGTGTTGAGATAGATTGAGATTGTGAGAGCCTGAGAGAGCTTTAGAATTAGTTTGAGAGTATGTGAGATTATTACAGACAAAAAAAAGCCCCAAATTAATGGGGCTAGTTAGGGGAAAAGGTTTTATTTATGCTTCGTTAAAAAAATTAACTCCTTGTATTTTAACCTCTAACGCTTCAAGTGTCTTAGCGTATAGGGTTAATGTAAATGAGTTTTGATTATAACCAAATTGCTCTTTATTATCTTCTTCAGAACTGCAACGCTGTACGCAAAAATTATCTCCTAATTCTTCATAATCAATAACAATGTCAACCGAATAATAAGTTTCTGGCTCATTAAGATATTCGGATTTGTCTCTTTTCCATTCTTTGATTCCTTTAGTACTTATTCCTTTCACTCTATGTATAGTTAAATTCATTTTCTATCTCCTATTAATTACCTGTATATTTATACAGTATTCAAGGTGGTTAGTTGTTGCCTTGAATGATTACTATAGTAAGGAAGTTTTAAAGATAATCAAGTTAAATAATTAATTGTCACATAATTGTCACATTAAAGTTACATAAACTTCATTAACTAGATTATTTCTGTAACATTCCTGTCACATTTCAGAGACTTTGAAGTCTGTATAGTCTGTGGATAACTTGTGGATAACTATGTAGCCTTTAAAGTTGCCTGTGTATAACCTGTTGATACTTTGGGGTTTATTTAGGCTATAGGGTAGGCAGGAGCCACCCACCCCCACCCCTATATATATGTAATGCTTACACAAAATTACAAAAACTAGGTATTAACCAGATAGCTAACAACAGGTTAACGACCCGACTATATAGTCTTTAATAATTTTAAAGGAAATTTAGATATAATATAGCCATTACACAAAGCCATGAAAAGGCTTGTAGAATTGTAGCGACTATAATAAGCTTGAATTGCTTATTGGTTTGAGGTATAAGTTCAGTTTGTAACCATTCATCGAACTCTTCAGGTGTAGCATCTCTAGGTTTATTTAATAATAATGCTTCCTGTTGGGGATAAGTAGTAGTAGTAGTAGAGGCTTTATTACGCTTCCAAGGGTCTTGTTTGTTCATGTGTTTGATATGTATATAACCCGGGGGGGCTATAATATTATTATACAGTTAGAATCGCACTTTGTCAATAGTTTTTTTAAATTATTTTAAAAGACTTGACAAATGTTAAATATACCTGTATACTATTAAACATGGCTATACTTCCGAGCATAGATAATAATACACGTAAAAGAGAACTAACTGACAAACAAGAAGCTTTCTTACAGCATCTAGTGGAAACACAAGGTGATGCTAGAGAGGCTGCTAAACTTGCTGGTTATTCTTCTCATTATCACCACGTGGTAAAGACGTTAAAGTCTGAGATATTAGAACTAACTCAAGAAGTATTAGCCAACTCTGCACCCAAAGCAGCATTTAAGCTGGTAGAGATTATGGAATCTAAAAGACCTATAATCCAAGCTAATAATAAATTAGCAGCAGCTCAGACTTTATTAGATAGAGTTGGTGTTGGTAAGGTAGATAGAGTAGATGTAAATCATAACGTCAATAGTGGTGGTATCTTTTTAATGCCTGACAAACAACCTTTAGATTTAGAGGAAGGAGAGTATGAAGATATTTCTAACTGAGGTTATGCAAGATAATAAAATGTTGGTTGGACCATACATCAAAGCTAGTGATATAGATGAAGCTATACAAATAGCAGATATGTATGCTCTAACTGTAGTTGGTGAATTACATGAGTTAAATCATCAACTCCCAATTGAAGGAGAAACAGTACACTAATGGCTAAGAAGAAAGACTCAAGACTTGAACGAGCAGGAGTAAGTGGTTATAATAAACCTAAACGTACTCCTAGTCATCCTACTAAGTCTCATATAGTTGTTGCCAAAGAAGGTGATAAGATTAAAACTATTCGTTTTGGTCAACAAGGTGCGAAGACTGCAGGTAAACCTAAAGCTGGAGAATCTCGTAGAATTAAAATGAAAAGAAAGTCTTTTAAAGCTCGTCATCGTAAGAATATTAAAAAGGGTAAGATGTCAGCAGCTTTTTGGGCTAATAAAGTTAAATGGTAAATTTCTATAAAAAATTTCACAAGTTAATGAAGTGTGGTAGAATCCATAAGATTTGGAAACTATTTGACTAATGGCATATTCACAGAAAGTAGTAGATAGATTTGAGAGTGTCTTAAACAATCCACAGAAACATTCTGTTGGTAGGTTTGACCCTAAAGACCCTAACGTTGCTACAGGTATGGTGGGTGCACCTGCATGTGGTGATGTAATGAAACTACAATTAAAATTAAGTTTAGACAATGTCATAGAAGATGTTAAGTTTAAAACTTATGGTTGTGGAAGTGCGATTGCATCTTCTACTATGTTTGTAGATATGCTCAAAGGTAAAACTATAGAAGAAGCTAAACTTATCAAAGATAAAGATATAGCAGAGGCTTTAGAGTTACCAGCTATTAAACTACATTGTAGTGTCTTAGCAGAAGATAGTATACGTCAAGCAATAAAAGATTGGGAACAAAAAACAATACATAGAAAACATAATTATTATAAGGAGTAAAATATGGAACAAGTAATAGGATTAGTTGTAGTATTAGCTGTAGTAGGCTATGTAGTTTATACAAAAAAACCTGAGTGGGTTGAATACGTACTAAGTTATTTTAAAAAATAAATGCCTCACGCTGGAAACTTTAAATTAAAACCATTACATAAGCAAGAGAATAGATTGCCTATGTCTCGTGGTGTTAATAAAAATAACCGTAAACAGTTTGAGCAGAACTGGGATAGAATTTTTAAGAAAGGAGCAAATAATGCCAAGAAAAAAAGCAACGACTAAAAAGAAAAAGTCAACTGTAAATAAAGCTGGTAATTATACCAAGCCAACTATGCGTAAGAGGCTTTTCGAGAGAATCAAAGCCGGTTCTAAAGGAGGTAAACCCGGACAATGGTCAGCTCGGAAAGCCCAGCTCTTAGCTAAACAATATAAAGCTAAAGGTGGTGGCTATAAGTAATGACCAAAAAAAAGAAAGACCCTAAAGTAGGAACAGGAAAAAAACCCAAAGGAAGTGGGAGGAGATTATATACCGATGAAAATCCAAAAGATACTATTAGAATTGCTTACAAAACTCCAGCAGATGCTAGGAAAACTGTGGCTAAAGTTAAAAGAATTAGGAAACCGTTTGCTCGAAAGATTCAAATCCTTACCGTGCTTGAGCAAAGAGCCAAAGTTGCCGGTAAAACGCAACAAGCGAAAATCGCCAAAAAAGGCAAAGAAGTAATAAGGAAAAAACATGGCACTAAAAAAGTCTCAAAGAAGTCTTAGAAGTTGGACTAAACAAAAATGGCGAACCAAGTCTGGTAAGAAATCTAGTGAAACTGGAGAACGTTATTTACCTGAAGCAGCTATTAAATCTTTAACTGCTGAAGAGTATGCCCGTACTAGCAGAAAGAAAAGAAAAGATACTAAGAAAGGTAAACAACATTCTAAGCAACCAAAGAAGATAGCAAGAAAGACTAGAGCATATAGAAAGGTTAGATAATGTTTATACCTGATGATTATATAAGAAGAACTTCATCAACTATACCATTTGGTTATGAGTTAGATGGAAACTTTGAAGGTTATTTAAAACCGATAACAGAAGAATTACAAATATTAAAAGAGGTGTCCGAAGCTGTATTTCATGGTGAAATTAGTCTAGGTATTGGAGTAGATTGGTTAGAAGCAGAGACAGGAAGAAAGATGTCAAGACCGGGATTGAAAAAATACGTAGATAAAAGATATGGCAGAAGATAAAAATAAATCAACAAAAGACTTGACAAATGTTCAAAACACCTCTATAATAGAGAATAATGGTACTACAACTAAAAAAGTTGGTAGACCAAAGAATAGTGAACTTTCAAACGTTAAGTTAGCACTACAAGCTAAAAAACGTTTAGATAAGAAAAGTAAGAAAGTTAAGAAGCTAACAAGAAGTTTAGCTCGAGTACAAAAAGAAGTTGCTAAAGAAGAAAAAGCATTAACTTCAAATGTTGTAACTGAATCAGAAAGTAAAACCTTACCTGACTCAATACAAGAACATTTAGATACTACTGGTTCTTATGTGGCATTTATGCCCAATGAAGGACCACAAACAGATTTCTTAGCTGCTGCCGAAAAGGATGTACTCTACGGTGGAGCAGCCGGTGGTGGTAAAAGTTTCGCAATGTTAATTGACCCCTTGCGTTCTTGCCACATACCAGAACATAGAGCCTTGATACTTAGAAGGTCTATGCCAGAGTTAAGAGAACTTATAGATAAGTCTCGAGAACTCTATCCTAAAGCATTTAAAGGTGCTAAGTTTAGAGAGGTAGAAAAACTTTGGAACTTTCCTTCAGGAGCAAAGATAGAATTTGGCTTCTTGGAAAAAGATGCAGATGTGTATCGGTATCAAGGACAAGCGTACAGTTGGATAGGGTTTGATGAGATAACTCACTTACCTACAGAGTTTGGTTGGAACTACTTAGCATCACGACTAAGAACAACTAACCCAGAGTTACAAACTTATCTACGTTGTACAGCTAACCCCGGTGGTGTAGGTGCACAATGGGTAAAGAAAAGATATGTAGAAGCCTCTGAGCCAAATACAACATTTAAAGGCACAGATGGTTTAACAAGAAAGTTTATACCAGCATTGTTACAGGACAACCCCTACCTTGCTGAAGACGGTGAGTACGAAAGGATGCTACAATCCTTACCAGCAGTTCAAAGAAGACAACTGCTTGAAGGTAACTGGGATGTAGCTGAAGGTGCAGCGTTTGCTGAATTTACACCAGACGTACATGTTATAACACCATTTGAATTACCAAATTGGTGGGAACGAATAAAAGGGGTTGACTATGGTTATGCTGCTGAGAGTTGTTGTCTATGGGCTGCTATTGACCCCGATGATAAGACCATCATTATATATAGAGAATTATACAGAAAAGGTCTAACAGGGGAAGCACTCGGTGACACTATAACACAAATGGAAGAGAATGAAATTAAATCTATTCCGGGTGTGTTAGATACATCAGCATGGTCAAGGACTGGATATACAGGTCCTACTATTGGAGAAATACTTGTCAATAGAGGACATAAATTAAGAAGAGCTGATAAGAATAGGATAGCAGGTAAGACTCAAATACATGAGCATCTACGACAGCGAGAAGGAAGTGGTAGACCAAGGTTACAAATATTTAGTAACTGTGTCAACCTAGTAAAAGAATTACAAGGTATACCATTATCAAGTAAGAATCCTGAAGATGTAGATACTAAAGCTGCCGACCATGCATATGATGCATTACGGTATTTAATTATGAGTAGACCAAGATTAGACCATCCACATGATAGGATGTTAAGAATTAAATCAGATATATATCAACCTTCAGATAATACATTTGGATATTAATAAATGGCAGAAGATAATACATTTTTAAATGCTAATAATCTTTACGAAGACGTTGAAGGTGAATCTGGTAAAACATTAAGTTTAGAAGAAGACCAACAACGTAATCTTATTGGGATTATTAAAGGTAGATATACACAAGCAGAAAATGCTCGTGACCTGAATGAAAGACGTTGGATTAAAGCATATGAAAACTATAGAGGTTTGTATGCTAAGAATGTTAAGTTTAGAGAATCAGAAAAGTCTAGAGTATTCGTTAAAATAACTAAGACTAAAGTTCTTGCAGCATTTGGACAACTGGTAGATGTTATTTTTGGTACAGGTAAGTTTCCTATTGGAATAGCAGAAACAAAAGTACCAGAAGGTGAAACAGATTATGCTCACCTTGATATTAATAATCCTAATCCTAACATTGAAACTAGCGAACCTGAAATACCTGATGATATAGGTAATAGAATAGATAACCCATATGATGTAGGTTATGAAGGTGATGGTAGAACTTTAAAACCCGGAGCATCTTTTTATAACGGAGTCTTTGAAGATAGTCTAGAAGACCAAGCAGAAGATGCTGGTATCTTGACAGACGGTGCAAGTGCTAATCCTCAAGCAATAGAATTATCTCCAGCCCAAAGAGCTGCGAGAAGAATGGAAAAACTTATCCATGACCAAATTGATGAGTCGAATGGTTCTTCCGAAATACGTAATGCTCTTTTAGAATCTGCTTTACTTGGTACAGGGATTGTAAAAGGACCATTTAATTTTAATAAAAAGTTACATAAGTGGGACACTAATGAAGAAGGTACAAGAGAATATAACCCACTAGAAGTTAGAGTACCTAGAATAGAGTTTGTTAGTTGTTGGGATTTTTATCCAGACCCTTCAGCTACTAACATGGAAGAATGTGAGTACGTAGTTCATAGACACAAAATGAATCGTAGTCAACTAAGACAACTACGTAACATGCCATACTTTGATGAAGATGCAATCCGTGATGCTATTCAAATGGGTGCTAACTATGTTGAAAAAGATTACGAGTATGCTATTCGAGATGATAATCAAACAGAAGAAGATTATCAATCAAACTTTGAAGTGCTTGAGTACTGGGGTATTATGGATGCCGAGTATGCACGAGAAGTTGGAGTTGAACTAAGTGATGATATTGATGACTTAGATGAAGTACAAATTAATGCATGGATATGTGGTGATAAAGTTTTAAGAGCAGTAATTAATCCATTTACGCCTTACAGATTACCATACCATGCTTTCCCATATGAAAGAAATCCATATAACTTCTTTGGTATTGGGATTGCAGAAAACATGGATGATAGTCAACAGATTATGAATGGTCATGCAAGAATGGCTATTGATAACCTAGCAATGTCAGGTTCATTAGTATTTGATGTTGATGAGTCTGCTTTAGTTGGTGGACAGTCGATGGAAATATATCCGGGTAAAATATTTAGAAGACAAGCAGGAATGCCCGGACAAGCAATACATGGATTAAAGTTTCCAAATACATCACAAGAAAACTTGATGATGTTTGATAAGTTTAGACAACTTGCCGATGAACAAACTGGGATACCTAGTTATTCACATGGACAAACAGGAGTGCAAAGTATGACAAGAACTGCCTCTGGGATGTCAATGTTGCTTGGAGCAGCAAGTTTAAATATAAAAACTGTTGTCAAAAATCTTGATGACTTTTTATTAAAACCATTAGGTGAATCATACTTCCAATGGAACATGCAGTTCTTAGAAGATGTGCTTGATGTGAAAGGTGATTTAGAAGTTAAAGCTACTGGTACAAATAGCTTGATGCAAAAAGAAGTACGAAGTCAAAGACTAACTATGTTCTTACAAACTGCACAAAGTCCAGCTATTGCACCATTTGTAAAGATTTCTAAACTCGTTAGTGAACTTGCTTATAGCTTAGACTTAGACCCAGAGGAAATACTTAATGACCCTGAAGAAGCAGCTATCATGGCACAAATAATAGGAATGCAAAATGTTGGACAAAATAATGGCGAGGAAACTCAACCCGGTGGTGAACAGTCCCCAATGGGAGGACCTGAAGGAGCACCTCAACAACCTCAAGATGCTGGACCTACAGGCAATGGTGGTGGCACAATCGGAACCGGAAATGTACCGGCTGCAGGGGAGACTACGTTTGCTGGGACTCCTAGAGCAGTTGCCGGAGCTGGTGAAGGAGGCACTTAATAGAAAAGAAGATGGATAAATTAAAAGGTAAACAAAAACAATTAGATGCTAATAATGATGGTCAGATTAGTGGAGAAGACTTTAAATTATTGAGAGAACAAAAAGGATTAGGTGGATTATCTAAGTTAGTAAGTAAATTAGCAAGTTTAAGAGATATAAAAAGTAAAGTAGATAAAGAATTACTTACAGAAAACGTTTCAAAAAATACTGAAAAAAAATTAGTTAAAGAACAAAATAATTTAGATTCTCAAATTGAAAAACTACAATCTCAAATAGATGAAGGTACTGCTTATGAAAAACAAGCATCATTACAAACAGAAATGAATCAATTAGCTAATGAATTACAACAAAGAGGAATAAGTGAAAATAGAATAGATGAAATATTAGAAGAAGTATTTGACAATAGAAACTATTCAGAATTAGAAGAAGCTTTATCTAGAACTCCCAAACAAGAAGGTGGTTTGCTTGAAGATGATAGAGAACAATATGTTGTTGGTGGACTTTCTAAAATTCTTTCTAAAGGAATTTCAAAAGTTTTAAAACCAAATAAAGTTAAACAAGAAATTAATGAAATAGAAAAATTTTTATTAGATAATAAATACCCTGAAGCAGATATTTATACTAAACAAGAACTTAATAAAGTTAAAAAAGAAATAGGTTCAGATTCAGAATATTTAGATTTTTTAAGTGAATTTAGAGCTGTTAAAGAAGCAGACATTGATTATATTAAACGTGCTAAAAAAAACGGAATGTCTTCAGAAGAAATTAAAAATAATTTAAAAAATTTAGAAAGAAATCCCAAACAAGAAGGTGGTTCAATGTCTATAGATGACCAAATGCAAATGGCTATGAATCAACCTATGCTTCCAGACGAAGAGATGGAAGATAATTATTTAGATTTTATAATTGACGAAGCATTAGACGAAGAAGAAGAAGATATGCTAATGTCAAAACTTGAACAAGATGAGCAACTATCTATGCTATTTGATAAAGTAATAGAAGTTGCTTCAGAATTTGCTGGGTCTGGTCCTGTAGAAGGTCCGGGTTCAGGAGTCTCCGACAGTATACCTGCAAGGTTGTCTGATGGAGAATTTGTCTTTACTGCAAAAGCTACAGAGCAAATCGGAGCTGATGAATTGATGCGTATGATGAAAGATGCTGAAGCTGATGCAGATAGACAAGGTATGCAGGAAGGTGGCATGATGATGCAAGAAGAAGAGGTTGACCAATTTGGAAGACCTATTGATTCTGATATAGCTCGTGATGAGTTAAAGAAAAACATGATGTCAGTTAATCCTCGCTACCGATAAGCGATAGAGCTACCCTATTAGCGTAGGCACTCTATTATATTAACCCTTGAGGCTACCTTTACAAGACAAGCCCTGCACGTGCACAACGCAGCTACCTTGTTTCCGAAGCCCCGACTAGGAGAAAGAATATGACTAATGAAGTCCAAAAAGAGGAAACGCCAAATCCTTATAACTATAAAAAATCTTGGCACGAAGGTAATGATAAACCTTTTGAATCAGCAGATGGGTTATACTTTGATAAGCCAGAAGATAAGAATAAATTATTCAAATCTGATAGCATTGAAGAAGCAGTAGACCCTGATAATGTTGCAGTAGAAGAATTGGAAACTACTAAGGATACACCTTATAAAAGACCAAACTACAAAAAACGTTATGATGATTTAAAAAGACATTATGATACTAAACTTAATGAGTTTAAACACAGAGAAGAAGAGCTATTAACTCAAGTTCAACAACCTGAATATACAGCTCCTAAAACTGAAGAAGAACTAGAAAAGTTTAAAACAGATTATCCTGATGTCTACGAAGTAGTAGAAACTGTTGCTCATATGCAATCGGAGTCTAAGGCAAAAGTTCTAGAAGAACGTCTTAGCAAACTTCAACAACGTGAACAAGAGTTAGTACGAAAAGATGCAGAAAAAAGGTTAATGGATAGACATCCTGATTTTGAAGATATTAGAAACAGCGATGACTTCCATGCATGGGCAAAAGAGCAACCGGATTCAATTCAGAAATGGATTTATTCAAATGCTGATGATGCCGATTTAGCTTCACGTGCTTTAGATTTATTTAAAAGAGATATTGGTATGGATGTTCCTAAAGAGACTAAGTCATCTTCTAGGACTAAAAAATCTGCTGCTGATATGGTCTCAACTAAAACAACAACAGTTGAACCTAAACAGGAAAAGATTTGGTCCGAAAAGGAGATTGCTGCAATGAGCATGGATGAGTTTGATAAGTACGAAGAGGAAATATCAAATGCTATGCAAGAAGGCAGAATCGTTAAGTAAACTATTATAACATAAAGGAGAAAGTATCATGGCTCAATTTTTTGAACCCTCAACCGATACCGATGCTAACTTTGCAAACTCCGTAAGTGGACAAACTAATAGCTACTTCCTACCTAGTATTTATTCTAGAAAGGTTTTAAACTTTTTTAGAAAGAGCTCAGTAGTAGAAGCTATTACAAACACCGACTATGCTGGTGAAATATCTGCTTATGGAGACTCTGTAAAGATTATCAAAGAACCTGTAATTTCTGTGTCTGATTACACAAGAAATTCAGATACAACTGAAACTAGATTAACCGACCAAGAGATTAACTTAGTCGTTGATAGTGCTAAAGCTTTTAAATTCATCGTAGATGATATTGAGAGTAATATGTCACATGTCAACTTCAAAGAGGTTGCTACATCATCTGCTGCATATGCATTAAGAGATTCATATGACGCTGCTGTTATAGCAAACATGTTCTCAGGTGTTTCAACATCAAGTCCAGACCACGTCTTAGGTGCTGATGCCTCTGCTGCTACCCAAACTATGGGACAGCATCAAGGTGGCTCAAATTCTATTGACTTAACTGGGTCTGATGGAACAGGAGCTGACCCATTAGATGTAATGGCATTTATGGCTAAATTACTAGACGAACAAAATGTACCTGAAGAAGGTAGATGGTTTGTTGCTCCACCTGCATGGTATGAGCAACTTTCACAGTCTGGTTCAAAGCTAATGAGTGTTGACTTCAATGCAGGTCAAGGTTCAATTAGAAACGGATTAGTATC